TGATTTTTGTATCTCATTTTTTATTGCCATAGCCTGATGTGACATTCTGTTGCGTTATGGCGTGGCAGAAAGGAAAACATCATGGAAGAAAAAATACTTATTCAAGGAACTTGCAACCGCATAAAGGGTGCTTTTGTCGAAAACGGATACGGTCTTTTAACAAACCAAAGACTTATATACTCTAAACATAGTCTTGCAAAAATCGCTGCTATGGGTATTCTTGTAAATCTCACTCAGGGAAGTTACGAATTTGACATTCCGCTTTCAGACATTTCATCTGTCCAAGAGAAAAAGCGCCTATTCAACAAGGTGCTTTTGATTACTACTACTTCTGGAGAAGAGTATAGCTTCTACTTCACGAAACTTATGGAGTGGAAAATTCATCTGTCAAACCTACTTCCAGGAAAGGTAGTATAAACCAATTCGTCCGTAGGACTGTCCATCGGATTGTCCTCGGACGGACTATATATTTATATATAGATATATAGGTAATGGTACTGGTAATGGTTACATCGGATTATCCACCGGACAGTCCGTAGGATTATCCGCCGGACAGCCTTAAAAATCTTTATTTTACAGTGTTTCTATTTTTTTGCTGTCAAGTATGATCTTATACCATGCAATACGCCGGTTCCGTAACCATTGCAACAGCAATCAAAATATTTTCGTGACAGTCCTACGGACTATCCACCGGATTATCCGTAGGACGATTTTAGGAGGTTATCATGGCTTTCAAGAAAACAATAGATACCATGCCGACTCTCTGCCGCCGTGTGGCTATTTATATTCGTGTTTCTACTAATCATCAGATAGACCGGGACTCTCTTCCTCTGCAACGGGAGGAGTTGATAAACTATGCTAAATATGCTTTGAATATTGAAGACTATGAAGTGTTTGAAGATGCCGGTTTTTCTGCAAAAAATACAGACCGACCAGATTATCAGCGTATGATGAAGATGATTCGTTCTGGACTTTTCTCTCATGTGCTTGTCTGGAAGCTGGATCGTATTTCCAGGAATCTTCTTGACTTTGCCGCTATGTATGAAGAGTTGAAGCGTCTTAATGTAACTTTCGTAAGTAAAAACGAGCAGTTTGATACCAGTACCGCAATGGGCGAAGCTATGCTTAAAATCATCCTCGTTTTTGCAGAGCTGGAGCGTAAAATGACCTCTGAGCGTGTAACCGCCACAATGCTATCCAGAGCAGCTTCCGGCAAATGGAACGGTGGGCGCATCCCATACGGATTTTCCTACGACTATGATACCAGGGAATTTTCTATCTGCTCCGAAGAACAGAAAGTCGTATTGCTTATGTGTGACTTCTATGAGTCCAGCCATTCACTTCTGTATGTTTCCAGAATACTGAACGAACTTGGACACCGTACAAGAGCCGGTAATCTATGGAGTCCTGTTCAGGTACATAAAATCCTTGTCAATCCATTCAGTGTCGGAGATTATGTATACAACCAAACATCTCTCAGCACTGGAACTCAGATTCCAAATAAGGAGGAGGATTTCATCGTGTTTGAAAACCATCATCCTGCTTTGTTTCCAAAAGAACGCCAGCAGAAAATTGTCTCTCAACTTTCCAGAAACTCACGCCTCAAATCAGGCAGCAATGTCTCTGTAAAGCGGAAAAATATCCATGTGTTTTCCGGTATGATTTTCTGTGAAAACTGCGGTCAGATGCTTACCAGTAGCACCGGGAGGGCGCTGAGTGGTGACGGATGGCGACCATCTATTTACCTTTGTCCTTCCAAACGAAGGCACATCTCTGAGGGATGCCACGATACAACGGATTCTACTGTTGGAGAATTTACTATCAACTTTATACTGAATATGATGAACGCTCAACGAAATTTTGCATTGATCCGCACCCAGGAGGACCTTCAGCGTATGCTTTTGTATGGAAAAGTATTCGATAATGTGGATCATCTTGGCGAAGAAGGTATCAAAGAAATGTTTACTGTTCTATCTGAGAATTTGCCGGAAAATACAAAATCCGGACTTAAAAAGAAATCAAGGAAACCGGCAGCTAATCCAGAAGTAACAAAGCTAAAAAAAGAACAGCAGAAATTAGAGCGAGCTATGGAACGCCTAAAGCGGCTTTATATGTATTCAGAGGATTCCATAAGCGAACAGGAATACATAACTGAACGCAACCGTATCTCTGAGGCATATGAGGACATAGAAATGCGGCTTTCTGAAATAAGCACTTGCGAACGCACCGAAAGATCCATAACAGATCAAGACTTTATCCGTCAAGCTACCGCTTTCATTATTTCAAAAAAACTCTCCGGCAGTTCGTACATAAATTATCGCCGTTTGGCAGCAAATACCGATGTGCAAATTTTGAAGGACTTCTTCAATTCCATCATCGACAGCATCACTATCAATTCAAACGGGCAGATAGGTAGTATTGTGTTCAAAAACGGTTTACTTCACCGTTTCATTTATTCTTCAGTTGACAAGAGCCAGGAATAATAACTTCCCGGCTCTTTTTCGTATCAACTATTCAGTTTATTTTTGGTGTCATTCTATAAACATGGCATCGCCGAAGGAGAAAAAGCGGTATTTTTCTCTTACAGCCTCTTCATAAGCTGCCATAATATGCTCTTTTCCAGCCAGTGCCGATACCAGCATCACCAGTGTGGACTCCGGCAGATGGAAATTGGTGATCAGTCCGTCGATCATCTTGAAGCGGTAACCCGGATAGATAAAGATCTCGGTCCAGCCGCTTCCGGCTTTTAAAATGCCGTCCTCGCCGGTTGCCGACTCCAGAGTACGGCAGCTCGTTGT